TCTATTCAGCTGGAGAAAAATTAGGTCTTGGTGCTAAAATAGTAGCAGGAGCAGGTGCAGTAGGCTTAGGTATTGCAGAACTTACAAATAAAACTGTAAGTAATATGTTTAAGAAAAAACAACAAAAAGGAGGGATTATTAAAACTAAAAAATAAAACTCTTATTTAAGCTATAATAATCCAGGTACTTTCTATGCCTGGATTTTTTCATTTAAATATATTCTGTTTAAACTTTTATTGTATATTTGTCTAAACTTTAAATATATAATAATGGAAAACCAACAAAATGAAGAGCAATTATCTGCGGAAGAGTTAACTGCTAGAAAGGAAGAACTCCTAAAATTTTACACAGATTCAATGCCTTACATCATAGCTCAACATGACTATGAAAAGAAATTGATGGAGCTTGATGAAGTAAGATTTAAAAGAACTCAAATTCAAATTCAGATGGCTATGATGATGAATCCTGAAATAGCTGAACAAGCTGAATCAGAATTTCCTGAAGACGGGTCTTCAGAAAACCAATCACCAAAAGAAAGAAAGCTTAAAAAACAGTAATCATGGCACTTGTAAATCAAGTACAGAAGAAGGTTAAACTGTCAAAATGGGATGTAGTTAAGTTTCAGATTTTAACTCACTGTTATATCAATAAGATTACAATGAGTGAATCTGATCTTAACTGTCTTACTTTACTTAGTTTTAATGAGCCTATAGAGCTTACTAATTTTTGTTTAGATGCTTCTGCAGAAGAAGATTGGATTTTTAAATCTCCACAAACTGTAAGAAATTCAGTAAATAAAGCTGAGAAAAACAAATTAGTAATTAAAGATTCTAGTAATAAAAAGCTTATTAAAATAAATCCTAGTTTGCTGATACAAACTATGGGCACAATTTTACTTGACTATAAATTCTTAGGACATGATACCGAAGAAAGCAAGTAAGCTATATGTTCAGATATCAGAAGAACTAGGTGTAAATGCAACTCTGGTAGAAGATTTAGTAGAGTGTTTTTATAAAGAATTAAGACAAAATCTAAGTAATTTAAAACATCCCAGGCTAAATGTAGAAGGCCTGGGACATTTTGCTGTTAAACCTGGAACTGTACGCAAAGCAATTCCTAGATATACTAAGAGTTTAGAAGATCATGACACTTCAACATATGGAGCTTATTATAATAAGAAGATGGTGGAAAGTAAACTTGAGGCTCTTATAGATATTGAAAAAAAGATTTCTCTACAGGAGGAGAAGAAAGATAACTTTAAACAAAAGAAAAATGAAAACCAGTCTAAAGGAAATTTGGAAGAACCGGAAACAGATTGTTGAAGGTATAACAAACTCTGTAATTAGAGATGAGTTTGTTGAAGAGGTATCAAAATTAAGAATAGAGATTTGTAATGCATGTCCTAATAAGGATACTGTAGGAAAGGAATGTGTAATACCAGGATCTCAACCCTGTTGTGCTATATGTGGTTGCTCACTGAAGTTTAAAACTAGAGCTCTTTCTACAGCATGCCCTGAGAAGAAATGGGGATCCATAGTCTCAGAAAAGAAAGAAGATTCATTAGATAACCTTAAAGATTAATATTATGTATGAAAATTTAATTAATTATGATCCTCTAAAAGATGCAACTGTTGGGACTACAAGTACAGGTGGTGGTGTATGGGGCCAAATAAATAGTACAATGCCTTATGATCCAATACCTTCTATATCACCTACATTATCAGAAGTTGTAAATAGATTAAATAAGTTAGAACTTGATAATAAATGTTTAAGATTAAAAGTACTAGGCTTGGAAGGTAAGTTTACAAAAGAAGAAGTAAGTAATATTAGAAAGATGCTTATGTCAGAAGATGAAGCATCTAGAACATTAGCTGATTCAATTATAGAAAATGTATAGTTATGAGTATAGTATTTAACGCATCAGATCATAGCTATAAAAGTATTGATGGTGCAGAAGCAATTGATTGGATAAGTGTAACTACAATTATATCAAGTTTAAAAAAAGGATTTGATGCAAAAGTTATATCTGAAAAAGTTTCTAAAAATAAAAGATCAAAATGGTATGGTGTTGAACCTAAAGACATAGAAGCTATTTGGAAGAATGAAGCAGATAGAGCTACTACTTTAGGAACATATTACCATAATCAAAGAGAAGATGACTTATGTTCTTTTGCTTCTATAGAAAGAGAAGGAGTTACTATTCCTGTATTTGCACCATCTGGTGAAACTGATGGTATTAGATATGCCCCTTTACAAAAACTTGACTCTGGTATATATCCAGAACATATGGTTTATTTAAGATCTGCAGGTATATGTGGTCAATCAGATTTAGTTGAAGTAGTCAATAGTAAAGTAAATATAATTGATTATAAGACTAATAAAGAAATTAAGACTGAAGCATTTACTAATTGGGAAGGTGTATCAGAAAAAATGCTTGATCCTATAAGTCATTTAGATGATTGTAACTTTAATCATTATGCATTACAGTTGAGTATTTATATGTATATTATACTTAAGCATAATCCCAAATTAAAACCAGGAAGAATCTTTATACATCATATTACATTTGAACAAGAAAAAGAAGACAAATGGGGTTACCCTATTGCTAAGTTAGATCATGATGGTAATCCAATTGTCAAAGAAGTTACTCCTATGTCAGTACCTTATCTCGTAGATGAGGTAATTAGTATTATGCATTTTTTACAAAACAACAAACACAAAATTAAAAAGAAATGATAACAAGACTATTTGATGTACAAAATGGAGTAGTAGTTCCAACAGAACATTGCTATACACTAAAAGCTCTTAAAGATATAATGGATAAATATCCTGAAGATCATCTTAAGATTTATCTATACTTGTTTTATATGACGTGTCCTAATCCAGATATGAATCCTTTCTTTCATACTCCTGAGATAGATAAAGAACCAATTATCCTACAAGAGATACAAGCAGAGTTTTCTCCAGAGGAAGATGATATATTTATTGCATTACAGTTTTGCCAAAGAATGTATGAAACTCCTACATCAAGAGCCTACAAAGGTATGGCATCCATGTTAGATAGATTAGCTAGATACATGGAGACTACACAAATTACAGCAGGAAGAGATGGTAATATTAATTCACTAGTTGGTGCAGCCAAAAACTTTGATCAGATTAGAGCATCATTTAAAGGAGTATATAAAGATCTCCAAGATGAACAAGCAAGTAAAGTTAGAGGTGGACAGGGATTAGCTTACGATAGTTAACTATGAGTCAAATATACGAAGATATACCCTGTTGGGATAATGGTAATTGGACTACAGTTAGTTATAACTCTACACAAGAATTTTCCGATGTTATTCAAGAACTCTTTAAAGAACCTGGTCAATATGAATTTAATGAAACAAGTTTCATATTTAACGAGCAGTCTGTAAAATTTAAACAAAACAATGTATATTGTACAGCACCTTTTAAATCTAAAGATTTTATTAACTACTGGGATAATGAAAAACATAAATGTAGAAAAGGTGTATTATATAAAAACAATGGTAAGACGTGGTATCTAACAAGAGATTACTACATGTGGTTAAACTTCTTACCTATCTTTGATAAAGAAGAACAAAATTTTGGTTTTGCTAAAGTTAGAGATGCACAGTATCATATGGCACTGTATGAATTACTTGCAGAACTTAATTATAAACATGTTGCTATTCTAAAGAAACGTCAGATAGCATCATCATACTTCCATATTTCTAAGTTACTTAATCAACTCTGGTTTGAATCTGGAGTTACCTTAAAAATGGGAGCTAGTCTTAAAGATTATATCAATGAGAAAGGTTCATGGAAATTTATGTCTGAGTATGCAGCATTCTTAAATGAACATACTGCATGGTATAGACCAATGTCTCCAGACAAAGTATTAATGTGGCAACAAAAGATTGAGGTTAGAAAAGGAGATAGAAAGAATGAAGTAGGTTTAAAAGGTACTATGCAAGGCATGTCTTTTGAAAAAGATCCTACAAATGGTGTAGGTGGTCCAGTAAAATACTTCTTTCATGAGGAAGCAGGGATTGCACCTAAGATGGATCAGACATATGAGTATATGAGACCAGCCATGAGATCAGGTATGATTACAACAGGAATGTTCATGGCCGCAGGATCTGTGGGTGACTTATCTCAATGTAATCCTCTAAGGGATATGATCCTCAACCCTACTTCAAAAGACATTTATGCTGTTGAAACAAATCTAATAGATGCAAAAGGTACTATAGGTATGTCAGGATTATTTATTCCTGAGCAATGGTCTATGCCACCACATATTGATGAGTATGGTAATTCACTTGTAGAAGATGCATTACAAGCTTTAGATGAACAGTTTGCTAAATGGAAAGATGAATTATCCCCAGAAGACTACCAGTTAAGGATATCTCAGCACCCAAGAAACATTGAAGAAGCATTTGCACATAGAACTGTATCTGTATTTCCAACACATTTACTTACTGCACAACAAAGAAGAATTGAAGATAAAGAATATGGTTATGAGTTCTTAGACATTAGTACAGATGAGAATGGAAAACCAGTTGTAAAAGCATCTAATAAACAACCAATTAAGGAGTTTCCAATGACCAAGAAGACTGAAGATAAAACAGGCTGTCTTGTCGTATGGGAAAGACCAGTAGCTGAACCATCATTTGGTCAGTACTATGCATCTATTGACCCCGTGTCAGAAGGTAAGACAACTACATCTGAATCATTATGTTCTATCTATGTTATGAAAGCTCCTATAGAGGTAACTAAAATAACCGGAACAGAGACAGAAACTTATATAGAACCAGATAAAATTGTAGCAGCTTGGTGTGGTAGATATGATGATATAAATAAAACACATCAAAAACTTGAGTTAATTATTGAATGGTACAATGCTTGGACTGTTATTGAGAATAACATTTCCTTATTTATTCAGTATATGATGTCTAGAAAAAAACAAAGATACTTGGTACCTAAAAGCCAAATCATGTTCTTAAAAGATCTTGGTGCAAATGCTAACGTCTTCCAGGAGTATGGGTGGAAAAATACTGGTACATTATTTAAAGCTCACTTATTAAGTTATGCTATTGAATACTGTAAAGAAGAACTTGATGTAGAAACTAAAGCTGATGGTTCAATTGTACGTACAAAATATGGCATTGAAAGAATTCCTGATCAAATGTTACTCCAAGAGATGAGAGAGTATGCACCAGGAGTCAATGTGGATAGGTTAGTTTCTTTTGCTGCATTGGTTGCATTCATGAGGATACAACAAACAAATAGAGGTTATACTAAAAAAGTAATCATGGATGATACTGCCAAAAACTTGCAAAAGTCAGAAAATTTGTTTAAATTAAATAAGAGTATGTTTAGACACATGGGTGGTGGAAAAACCAATATGCTCAATAGTGGATTTAAAAAATCTGCATTTAAAAATATTAAATAATAAGTTATGCAAATAATAAACGCATTACAGGCTAAGAAAGGTGCTAAGACTGAACAAAACAGGTTGGGTAGTATTACCCAACCATTACAGTTTATTCCTAAAAAAGATAAAACTGAAGAATGGGCAGCTTGGAATCTTGATTGGTTGGAGTGGCAAGGATTGAAACAAATCCGTAGAAATGCTAGAAGATTAATGAAGAATTATAAATTAGCAAAAGGTGTTATTGACAAAACAGATTATATTATTGAAGAAAACAATGAGTATAGAGATATAGTAGAAACTCTTATACAAGACGATTACTCAGCATTAGAATTAAAATTTTATCCAATTATTCCAAATGTTATTAATGTCTTAGTGGCTGAATTTGCTAAGAGATCTACTAAATTAACATATAGAGCTATTGATGATTTTTCTTACAATGAGATGCTTGAACAAAAAAGAGCACAAGTAGAAGAAACATTAATGACAGATGCTCAAACAAAAATAGTTGCAGCAATGTTAGAACAAGGACTTGATCCTGAATCTGAAGAAGCAAAACAACAACTAGCACCTGATGCTATAAAACAACTACCACAAATTGAACAGTTCTTTAAGAAAGATTACCGTTCTATGGTAGAACAATGGGCTTCTCATCAACATGCTGTGGATGTAGAAAGATTTAGAATGGATGAGCTAGAGGAAAGAGGTTTCCGTGATATGCTTATTACTGATAGAGAATTCTGGCATTTCCAAATGATGGAAGATGATTATGAAGTAGAGTTATGGAATCCTGTTCTTACATTCTATCACAAGTCTCCAGATATTAGATATATTTCTCAATCAAACTGGGTAGGAAAAACAGATATGTTTACTGTATCAGATGTTATTGATAAGTATGGTCACGTTCTTACAGAAGAACAACATGAGGCCTTAGAGAATGTATATCCAATTAGATCAGCAGGATATAACATTGGTGGTCTTCAAAATGATGGTTCATTCTATGATGGAACTAAATCACATGACTGGAATACGAACATGCCTTCATTAGGAATGAGACAATATACATCTTTTATGGCTGGTAATATACTAGATGGTGCAGATGTTATTAGTCAAATCTTAGCTGAAGGAGAAGACTATTATGATCAAGGTACTGCTTATTTACTTAGAGTAACTACTGGATACTGGAAGTCTCAAAAGAAAATTGGACACTTGGTTAAGATTACTGAAGAAGGAGAAGTATCGAATGACATAATATCTGAAGATTATGTAATTACAGATAAACCTATTTATGACACAAGAGTTTTCAAAAACAAAACAAAAGATAATTTATTGTTTGGAGAACATATTGATTGGATCTGGATTAATGAAGTATGGGGAGGAGTAAAAATTGGACCAAACATACCTTCATTTTGGGGTATGAATAATCCAGGTGGATTCTCTCCAATATATATTGGTGTTAATAGAAATCATATTGGCCCACTTAAGTTTCAATTTAAAGGAGACAATTCTTTGTATGGTTGTAAACTTCCTGTAGAAGGATCTGTATTTTCAGATAGAAATACTAAGTCTACTGCATTGCTTGACTTAATGAAACCATACCAGATTGGATACAACATTGTTAATAATCAGATTGCAGATATCCTAGTAGATGAACTTGGAACAGTAATTATGCTTGATCAAAATGCATTACCTCGTCACTCATTAGGAGAAGACTGGGGGAAAGGTAATTATGCAAAAGCTTTTGTTGCAATGAAGAACTTCCAAATTCTTCCATTGGATACATCAATTACAAATACTGAAAATGCTACTAATTTTCAACATTTCCAAAAATTAGACTTAGAGCAAACAAATAGATTGATGTCAAGAATCCAACTTGCTAACTACTTTAAACAACAAGCATATGAGGTGATTGGAGTTAATCCACAAAGAATGGGACAACAGTTATCACAACAAACTGCTACTGGAGTAGAACAAGCTGTTGCAGCTTCTTATGCACAGACAGAAATATTCTTTATTCAACACTGTGATTATTTAATGCCAAGAGTACATCAAATGAGAACTGACTTGGCACAATACTATCATTCTACCAAACCATCAGCTAGATTAACTTATGTTACTACAGCAGATGAGAAAGTTAACTTTGAGATTAATGGTACTGATTTATTACTAAGAGATTTAAATATTGCAGTAAGTACTACTGCTAATCATAGATCTATTCTTGAGCAATTAAAACAAATGGCTCTTCAGAATAATACTACTGGTGCTTCTATCTATGATCTTGGTAAAGTTGTTCAGTCAGATTCAATTGCTCAATTAAATGCAGCATTAAAAGAATCTGAACAAAAACAACAACAACAGAAACAACAAGAAATGCAACAGCAACAACAAATGCAGGAACAACAAATTCAATCTCAACAAGAAATTGAGAAAATGAAAATTGATTCTGAAATGGCTGAAAAAGAAAAAGATAGACAAAGAGATATCCTTGTTGCTGAAATTAGAGCTGCTGGTTATGGAGCTGCTGTTGATGTAAATGAAAATGAACTTTCAGATTATCAAGATGCTATGAAAGATATTAGAGATACAGAACAATATCAAGAGCAAGCAGGTTTACAAAGAGAGAAAGAAGTAAATAGAATGACAATTGAGAATCAGAAAAATCAAATGGAGAGAGAGAAAATTCAAGCTCAAAAAGAGATTGCTGATAAACAATTACAAATAGCACAAGAGAATAAAAATAAATTTGATGTAAAATCTGGAAAACAAAAATAGTATTTAGCTATATACTACAATTTTTTTTTACAGACATGTAAATTTTTCAAGTTTATTTTTGTATATTAAAGTATAACATAAAACCAACAAGAATGACTGATGAAACAAAAGACCTCAATGAGGTTGTTGATTCTACAACGGTAGATCAAGTAAATGTAAATATTGATGAATTGTTTGGAATGCCCGGAGCTGAAAGTGTAATGCTACCAGATTCTGATAATGAAAAACCTAAATCAATGTTTTATAAAGAAAATGTAGATACTACGTTCTTTGACAATCCTTCCACTACTTTAGAAGATAAGAAGGAAGCTGTAGAAAAAAAGATTGAAGTTGATGAAACTATCAATGAACTTGATAATCTTATTGCTCAAGAAGAAGAAGCAGGTAATAAAGGAAGACCAAAGGTTGATAAATCAGGTCTTGCTGAGTTAGCTAGTAAAATGATTGAGGAAGGTTCTTTAATTGGTTTTGATGATGAGAAACCATTAGAAGAATATACAACAAAAGATTTTAGAGAACTTTTTGAAGCAAACTTCCAAGAAAGAGAAAATGCAATTAGAGAAAATACTCCAAGAGAATTCTTTAATGCACTTCCTGAAGAACTTCAAGTAGCAGCAAAATATGTAGCAGATGGTGGACAAGACCTTAAAGGTTTATTTAGAACACTAGCTCATGTAGAAGAAATGAGACAACTTGATCCTTCAGATGAATATGATCAAGCAGAAATTGCAAGAGCATATCTTAACACTACAGGCTTTGGAACAGCAGAAGAAATTGAAGCTGAGATCCAAGACTGGAAAGATTTAAATAGATTAGAACAAAAAGCTAATCAATTTAAACCTAAGTTAGACATGATGCAAGAAGAAATAATTGCAAGACAGTTAGCAGAACAAGAACATAAGAAGACTATGCAAGCAGAACAAGCAAAAGCATATCAAGAAAATGTTTATAGTACATTAGCTGGTGGTACAATTGGTGGTTTGAAGCTCGACAAAAAAGTTCAAGGATTATTATTCTCCGGACTAGTTCAACCAAACTACCCTTCTATATCAGGGAAACCAACTAACTTACTTGGTCACCTATTAGAGAAGTATCAATTTGTAGAACCAAGACATGACTTAATTGCAGAAGCACTTTGGTTACTTGCAGATCCAAATGGTTATAAAAGTAAAGTAAGAGATCAAGGAAGTAAACAAGCTACAGAAAAAGTAGTAAGACAATTGAAAACAGAAGAATCAAGAAAAATAACTTCTTCTATTAACAACGAGTATGATGATGAGCCTAGAAGGCCAAAATCAAAATCTGAACCTAGAAAACTTTCTAAGGGGACTATGTTCAGAAGATTTTAATTAGTAACAAATAAAAACAAATAAATAATGGCAACTCCAGTAATGAACAATGGTATATTCCTCAGGGATACCGCTTACAATGCAAGTTCCCATGTGGATTCTTACCACCTGGTAAACATGCTAAAAGATGCAGAACCAATGGACTTAGGTCCTGTGGATCTATGGGCTATGGCTCAAAAAGTTGAAATGCCACTTTATCAAATGTCCTCATTTGGTGGTAAAAATGTAATCATGGTAGACAATGCTCGTGGAGAGTATAGATGGCAGACCCCAGTATCTGTGGATCTTCCTTATATCATCGAAGACATTGAACCAAACAATGATTTCAAAGGTGTAGATGGTACAACATTCCGTATCAAGTTAAACAGACGTGAGTTTGGACATGGTGATATCATCACATATGACAAATACAACGGTGTTGAGATGTACATTACAGACGAAGATATCTTACCTTTAGGTGATGGATTTATCTATACTGTACAGTTGGTAAACAATGACAACTACAAATACATTGACAACAAGTACTTAGCTAACGGTACTAAAGTATTCCGTAAAGGTTCTGCTCGTGGAGAGTACGGTGAAAGATTTTCTGACATCACAACAAGAACTGGATTCCGTGAATTCTATAACTATGTTGGTGGTGCTGAAGCTCACGTTCACTATTCTATATCTTCTCGTGCAGACTTGATGATCAAAGGTGGAATGAATGCAGATGGTACAGTTCCTGTAACTGAGATCTGGAGAACATTTGACAAATCAATTGATCCATCTATTTCTTCTTTAGATGACATGGTTAAAGTAATGGGTAAAGACAAAGTTAAACGTGCATTTGACAACGGTGACTTATCTAGAACATTCTTAACTCAAATGGAATCTGCTCACTTGACAAAAGTAGCTACCGATATTGAAACTTACTTAATGTGGGGACAAGGTGGTAGAGTTCGTCAAGATGGTCCAGATGATATCAGATTATCTGTCGGTCTTTGGAGACAGTTGGATAACTCTTTCAAAAGAATCTACAACAAAAATAACTTTACTCTTGATTTGTTCCGTGGAGAAATCTACAACTTCTTCAATGGTAAGGTTGAGTTCCAAGGTCCAGATCCAAAAAGATCTCTAGTAGTTCAAACTGGTATGGGTGGAATGAGAATGGTAAATGAAGCAATTAAAAAAGAAGCTGTTGCATCTGGTTTATTGATTCAAGCTGCTGATATTGGTGCAATCACTGGTAGAGGTATGGACTTGAACTTTGGATTTGCATACACTTCTTATGTAATTCCTTTCTTAGCAAATGTTAAGTTTGTATTGAACCCAGCATTTGACAACGTACATACAAATGATATTGAAAACCCAATCATTGATGGTTTCCCATTATCATCTTACTCGTTCATTATCTTTGATATCACTGATAATACTAATGACAATATCTACTTATTGAAATTGTCTTGGGATAATCAATTGAAATGGTGGTATCAAAATGGTACAATGGACTACATGGGTAGAACACAAGGATTCCAGTCTTCTGGTCAATTCAATGGTTACCGTGTAATGATGTCTCAAACAATGCCGGCTATTTGGGTAAAAGATCCAACTAAAGTCTTAAAGATTGTTATGAGAAACCCTATCACTGGTGGATCATTCTAACCAGACAACATAAAAAAATGGGGTGGGTTTATACCTACCCCTTTTTTACTTTTAGAATAAAAATTTAATAATTTAAAACCAACAACAAAATGGAAAATTTCACAATGGTCGAAGTAGGTGTCGGCAGTATTAAAAAAACATCTATTGCAGTTAGACCTTATTTTGACAAACAAGCCGGAAACATGGGGCTTGAAGATTATGGGATGAGTCTTTATGACGGAGTAACTCATAATGAACAATTAGCATGTTTAGAAAACAACGGAGTAATTAGATACATTACAGGATTGAATGAATTTGCACCTGAAATTAAATTACTTACTATTGAAGCCAGAGATGCAAGAATAAAAGAGATAAGATTCTCTATTGCTGAATTAGAGAGAGAACTTGCTGCTAATATTCTGGAGGTTGAGGATAAAGATTTCTGGAATAAAGTAAAATTACTTAAACCAGATAATAAAGAATTTTGGAATAAAATAAGTATGGCTTGTGGAAATGAACCAGTATACTTAGATCCACTGAAACCTTTTGATAGAATTAAACTTCATGCAATTGAAGCTGGAGGTTTTGCAATGATTGCAAAAAGTTATGATGATGCAAGATCAAAACCAACACCACCAAAATTCTACCTAGATAAGGAAGAAGAAACAGTTATGGTAAGAACTGAATACAAGAAAATGCGTAACAAAGCATTGTCAGAACTTCAGAAATTATTTGACAAAAACAGTACTAAGTTATTCTACATTGCTAAAGTAGTTGATGCTAATAGTTCTCAGTACAGAAAGTCAACACCATTAGATGTTATCTATGAAAACATGGATAGATATATTTCTGGTGATGGTGCTGAATCTAATAAGGAACGAGCTGCAAAAACATTTATTGATGCAGTTAATTTAGATATGGAAACATTAAAAATTAAATCAATTGTACGTGATTCCACATTTTTTAAGTATATTATAAGTAAGCCTGATGGTTATATTTATCATTCTAAAACAAATAGTTTACTTGGAAGAAATGTATCAGATGTGCTTGAGCATTTAAAAAATCCTTTAAATGAGGATATTTTAAAAGATATGATTAATTCATGTGAAAAATATTGGAACACTTAAAATAAATATAACAAATGCTTAAAAGAAAAGACGGTAGTTATTCCCAGAGAGGTCTCTGGGATAACATCCGTGCTGCTAAAGGTTCTGGAAAGAAACCTACTAAGGAAATGCTTAAGGAGGAAAAGAAAATTAAAGCTAAAACTAAAAAGAAAAAGTAATGGCAATAAGAAAAACAACAACTAAAAAAACAACACCAGCTAAGAAGAGTTCTTCTTCAGTTGGTA